ACCTAGGCAAATATGACAGGAAGTACAATTTATGGTGAACTTTCAGGTAAAACTGCATTTGACGGAACATCAATCACAAATTATATATTAACAAATTATAGTGGGTTTACTTCTGCTGATGACGGTAAATGGTTTGTAATCGGTCAAGTTCCTGCGTCAGGTGTAACAAGTTTTACTGGATCAAAGGAATTAAATTCACCATTAACAAACAAAACAAACTCAACTAATAATAACGAGAAAGAATGGTATAATGTATTTTATACACAAACAGGTGCAACCGATTCAACAATTGATGGTGTTTATGCATACTCTTTTATTTATAGTAGTGGGTCTTCAAGATTTGATGTCGTTAGATACAAATACAGTGCAAGTTTAAATACTGACTACGCTGATGTTGTTGTAGGTGCATTAAGATCAAGAGGTAGATACAGTGGTCAAACATTAATTCACGAAGTAACAGGTTCTACCGAGGTTGCAATGAGTGGTACAACTGTTTTAACAAATCCTTTATCTGACTTTGTTTTACAAATTACTGGTTACACAGGAGGTGCTAAACAATTCACTTGTAATTTTGACCAATCATCAACAAAGTATATTGCCAAAGTTTTAGGTGAACAAGTATTCGATAAAGATTATTCAGATTTTCCTTTATATATAAATGAAAATTATGGTAAATTCTTAAAGGCCGCTTATGAAAGAGGTTTAGTTAGAGGTATTGATACAACTTTAGTTTATAATTTAGATGGAAATGATTTCTTAGGAGAATGGGATACACCTTCATCACCTATGGTAGTTTCCGAAGTTCGTGGTGGTAAAGTGTCAGACCTTTTCCAAATCATGACAATTTCTGATGGTGACTCTGCAAACTTACAATATAAAATAATGATTCAAAACGTAAACTTGGAAACAGGTGAGTTTGATTTATTAGTTCGTGATTTTAATGATACAGACGATAACATTGTTGTATTAGAAAAATATTCAAGATGTTCAATGAATCCTGAATTACCTGGTTTCATAGGTAGAAAAATAGGTACAGTTGATGGTGAATATGAATTAAGATCAAAATTAATTATGGTATCACTTGCGGATGAATATCCTACAGATGCAATACCTTGTGGTTTCAAAGGATTTGGAGCTAACACAGATTTCGCATCTTCTACTCTTGGTACAGTAATGTACAAAACTGATTACTATGATGCCGGTGATATTGTTTTATATGATGCTGACGGTACACCTGTAATTGAAAGTGGTGACAAAGTTAGAAAGGTTAGTTTAGGTCTTTCATCACAAGTAGGTTTTGATTCTGATTTGTTTAAATATAAAGGTGCAAGTGGTGATAATGAGACTTATGGTTTCCACTTATCTGTAAATGCTTCAGGTATCACAGGTAACACTCCATCTGGATATATGTATAAGACTACCCCTTATGATCTTGAAGGTCAGACTGGTACTGATAATAAATTAACCTCACTTGCTTTCCGTAAGTTTACTTTTGGTGTATTTGGTGGTAACGATGGATGGGATATATACAGAGATGTAAGAACAAACACAGATGGTTATATTTTCGGAAAAACAACTTATGTAAGTGGAAACACAACAAACGGTGGTGTTTTCAGTACAAGTGTCGGAAACTCAGACTATTATGCGTTCCTTAAAGGTATTCAAACCTACTCAAACCCTGAGGTGGTAGATATAAATGTATTTACAACTCCTGGTCTTGATTTCTACAACCATAGTTCACTTATTAACCAAGCAATAGATATGGTAGAAACAGACAGAGCCGATTCATTATATGTTATGAACGCACCTGGACCTGTGTATACAAGTGACGCTGAAGAAGTTGCAGGATTCCTTGATGGTATTGCCGTTGATTCTAACTACTCGGCAACATATTGGCCTTGGATTCAAGTGAGAGACGTGGATAACGCAACTCAACTTTACATACCACCAACAGGAGAAGTGTTAAAGAATATAGCTTTAACAGATAATGTATCGTATCCTTGGTTCGCGGTCGCTGGTTACTCAAGAGGTCTTGTAAATGCTATCAAAGCAAATAAGAAATTAACTCTTGACGAAAGAGACGAACTTTATAAGAATAGAATTAACCCAATTGCCACATTCTCAGATACCGGTACAATCATTTGGGGTAACAAGACCCTTCAGGTTAGAGAATCAGCTTTGGATAGAATCAACGTAAGAAGATTACTATTAAGAGCAAGAAAACTTATATCTGCGGTTGCGGTTAGATTGTTATTTGAACAAAATGACGAACAAGTTAGAAATGAATTCTTAAGATTGGTAAACCCAATTTTGGAATCAATTAAAAAAGAGAGAGGTCTTACTGAATTCCGTGTAACGGTATCAAATGATCCAGAGGATATTGATTCTAATACACTTAGAGGTAAGATTTATATCAAACCTACTCGTTCACTTGAATTCATTGATCTTGAGTTTATTATTACACCTACAGGTGCTTCATTTGAGAATATCTAATAGATACAAAAAAACGAAAAGGGGGTGTGAAAACATCCCCTTTTTTTATGTTCCACATGGAACCATATTTTATAAAAATTATAAGATTATATTTTACCCAGAATACTGGAACCAGATATGCTGGTATTTATTATTATATTGATAAAAATTAATAAAAGATAATTAAGATACTGGAGCTTATATACTGGATATGTTAAAAACTACGAAATTTTTTTGATAAAAACAATACTTAGTAATAAAAAAAATTATTTTAATTTGAGATATATTTATAATAAAACAAAATAAACCAAAAAACTAATATTAATACAACATGGCCGATTTATTAATGAAAATGCCGACACCCTATGAACCAAAAAGGGTCAACCGATTTATAATGAGATTTCATTCTTCATTGGGTATAAATGAATGGTATGTAACATCAGCGTCCAGACCAAGTGCGAAAATAAAGTCGGTAGAGATACCATTTTTAAATACCAAAACATATGTTGCTGGTCAATTTGAATGGGAAGAAATCAAAGTGAAATTTAGAGATCCAATTGGACCTTCAGCATCTCAAGCATTAATGGAGTGGTTCAGATTACATGCTGAATCAGTAACAGGTAGAATGGGTTATGCCGCTGGTTATAAAAAAGATATAGATTTAGAATTACTTGATCCAACAGGAGTTGTTGTTGAAAAATGGTTATTACAACAATGTTTCATCACATCATTAAACTTTGGTGAACTTGATTATTCAAGAGATGATTTAGCAAATATTGATGTATCATTGAGAATGGATAGATGTATCTTGATATACTAACATAACATCAAACATAACAGAAACCGGTGGAGACACCGGTTTTTTTATTTATAAAAACTTTACTTTAACATAGTTATTGTTTAAATTAATACTATGGAAGATTTAAGAATAGACCCCTCAATTGCATACGATGTTTTAGAATTACCAAGTAAAGGTATTCATTATTCAAATGGTAAAAAATCTATTAGAGTTGCATACTTAACTGCATCTGATGAGAATATATTAGCATCACCAAATTTACCAAATACAACATCTGTTATTAATGAACTATTAAAAAGAAAAGTACTTGATAAGGATTTATCTATTGATGAAATAGTGGAGGAAGATAAACAAGCAATTTTAATCTTCTTAAGAAATACTGCATTTGGTTCAGAATATAAATTTAATGCAATTGATCCTAAAACACAAAAAGAATTTGAGACAATTGTAGATCTTTCTGAAATAAAAGTTAAAGAATTTAATTTAAAACCAGATATCAATGGTGAATATCCATATTTTTTAGAAAAAAGTAATGTTGATATAACATTCAAATTTTTAACTCAAAAACAAGAAGACGAAATTGAAAAAATCAGAGAAAGTTGGAACGGAGTTGGTGTTGCACCAATTATCACAAAACAACTTGAGTTCATGATACAAACTATAGGTGGTGTTAGAGATCCACTACAAATACGAAACTTTATTGAAACTAAAATGCCAATAAAGGATTCTCAAGATTTTAAGAAGTTTGTTAGAGAAAATAAACCAGGTTTAGATTTAACCAAAAAAGTTACAACCCCATCAGGAGATACAATCCAAATAAATGTTGGATTTGGGGTTGATTTCTTTCGCCCTTTCTACGGATTATAGAGAAGGTTTACTAAAAGAAATATTGTTCTTAGTAAGAAAAGGATTTACATATTCTGAAGTATATTCTATGCCTGTTTATATTAGAAGATATTACATAAATTACATTATCGAAATTGATAATTTGGGTTAGTTATATTTATAATTATGGCTACAATAAATTATCAAGAAATTGCTAAAAATAATCCTAAACCGGAAGATGGTTTAAATGTATTAGCATCACAATTAGGTCGTACACCAAATTCCGCAGAATCGGGTCAATTAACACAAGCTTACGTAAACATTGCAAATGCAAGAAATACATTAGGTAGTTCAGGTAATTATGGTGGAAAAACAATTGACCTTGGTAATGTTATGGAGGCAAGAACGGGAAAATCAAAAATTACTGATGTTGGAGCGGGAGATGCAATAGATCCATTTAAGTTTATGTTACCCGGTGCAAATAAACTTCAAATACTACAAGGTGAAATTTTAAATCAGTTAAAAAGAGAGGCTGATTTACATACATTAATAGCAGAAAAAGTAGGTGTGGCAGGTGCAATGTTAACTGAGTATAAAAATATGATTGCTGAGTCCTCAGTTAATGCTTTGAAATTCGGTTATAGTATGGATCAAGTTTCAGGTATGGTTGCAGGTATGTCTGAAAGGACAGGAAAGGCTAATATAATTTCTGAACAATTATTAAATAGGTCATATGAAACTTCTCGTGCATTTGTTGGTACTTTAAGTGATTTAGGAGTGATGTTCACGGAGTTTGAAAAAGTTGGTATCGGAGCAAGTAATGCAATGGATTCAATTGATAAAGCGGGTAGATCCTCTATGTCTTTAGGTTTAAACGCGAAAAAGACAACCGAAACGTTAAAAAATGAATTAGGTAAATTAAATGAATACGGTTTTGCTAATGGTGTTGAAGGTTTAAATAGAATGGTTCAAAGATCATTGGAGTTTAGGATGAATATGGGTGAGGTTTTTAAAATTGCTGATAAAGTTATGGATCCTGATAAAGCAATTGAATTAACGGCAAATATGCAGATGTTAGGTGGTGCTATTGGTGATTTAAATGACCCACTCAAGTTAATGTATATGGCAACAAATAATGTTGAAGGATTACAAGACGCAATGATTGGTGCTGTTGAAAATCTTGCAGTGTACAATGAAGAACAACAAAGATTTGAAGTAACGGGTCTCAATCTAAGAAGAGTTAAAGAAATGGCGAACGCAATGGGTGTTGATTATAAAGAATTAACAAAAGGTGCGATTGCTGCTCAAGAAAGAATGAAGACCATGAATGATTTAATGGGTAAAGGATTTGATTTATCTGAAGCCGATAAAGAACTTGTAGCCAACATGGCTCAAATGAAAGATGGTAAAATGACAATTACATTACCTGGTAATGTTGCAAAAGAACTCGGAGCAGTCGGAAAAACAATAGGAACAAGTACACAAGTTGCGGTAGAAGATTTGTCACAAGAACAGATTAAACAATTAAAAGGATATCAAGACGAATTAACGGCATTAAGTACGGAAGATATTGCAAAAGGAACTTTTAATTCCGTAACTCAAATTGAAAAAATGGTTCAATCACTATTACAAGGTAATGTTAGGGGAATCATGAAATCAACAATTGGAGAGGGTGGTACTGCGGATATTGCTGGAAAAGACAAAGATGGTAATGATCTTGGGTTATCCAGATTTAGACAAACCTTTGATATTCTTACAAAAAAACAGGCGGCAGGAGAACAAGATTTATTGGGTACACAAATAAAAAATTTAGGTGATGCGATAAAAAC